TTGGGTCAAAAAACTCCTTGGAGTCTCGCAAGGCAACTAGCTTGTTCCTCAGTTCCTGTAGATTTGTCTTATCTGTAATTGGCCCACCCACAATCCACGCATCACAAGTTCTCAACGAGGCACACTTGAAGTCAAAGATTTCGCAGTAACCCAGATCGCCAGCTTGCTCAACTTCCTGTGCGTCCGATCCAATACCTTTGCTGATGCACGACATGATGCGGGTTGTTTGGTTGAATGCGGCACAATTTCCGCACCGCATTGTTTTTGCTTCTTCAGTCGATCCTTTAAAGATTTCTGCTTTCTTTTTCCAGTATTCTTCACTCGGTTCTTTTGGATTGGCTGGGCCATAATGAGCCTCGTCAATCGCTTTCTGTCTATTTGCTAGATTTTCCTTTATGTCCTGTGTCGGAGAAGGACATGATTTTTCTTCAAAATTGGTGAGCTCGTCCTCATGAATGACGATTGGAACATAGTAAACGCCTTGCTCCAGCTTCTTCTCTGCTACTGGCTTGGGCTTCACTCCTCCCTCAAATATCCAGCTACGGACATCTTTCAAGTCAAATAGCTTCATGCTTTTGATAGCAGACGGAGCTACTTTGCTTTTATTAACGAGAATTCCAATGGATGCTCCTTTTTTATCTCCCTTGCCAGCTCTTGTTGGGTCATTATATCGACTAACTTCCTCAAAACCGCTTGCAATTACCTCAATCAGCCCGATAAAGCTTCTGCCTCCGATTTTCGGAGCATCAGAAGCTTTCATCACGCCATATTCTAGTGCCACCTCAAGATGGTCTGTGGCATAAACTCCCTTGCCATAAACGCCATCTTTCGATGGCTGAAGACCATTCTCTCTGATTTTTTTCAGCACATCAGCTGATGTTCCGTGATAAACCGTAGTGGTTTGTCTGCCATTGTCCGTAGCCACAGACTTGTCTCCTTCTTGTGCAGGGCTTCCTCCGCTACCAGTCCACTTGCCAGTATTATCTCTGGCTTGCGAGGGATCATAAAAATTTGTAGCACTTGTATTTTCTTCTAGTGCTTTGTTGCTTTTTTCCCATGATTTTTTGCTTGGGTTAAAGGTGTTTTTTTGTGTTAATGTAACAATTTTTATATTTAAGGGCTCCCACGCCTGCCTATCCTCATACCACTTGCTAATTATTTTTGATGTTACTTTATCAACTTTGAATTTTCCTGCTGTTATTGCCTCTCCATATAGACCGAAGCTTTTTATATCTTCCTTTTTTCTGTTTATGTTATAAGCAGCTATTTTTGTTCCCTTTGGAAAGTGAAATATTGTTGGCTCTCCAAGTTGGTCACTTCTTAGTCTTGATATGCCAAAACCTTGTGCCTCTTCTGAGTCGCTTGTTGTCGCTGTCAAAGGAATTTTTACTTCATCTCCAGAAGAGTATTCTTTATTTTTTGTGTTTTGAAATCCGTGGAATGTTGATTCTTCTGATCCTATGCTATCGTCATTTATTGCTGTTAAAATTTTTTCCGCATCTTTCTTCATTGATGGGCTTGTGCTCCACTCGCTCTTGTATTTAAAGCCCTCTATCCCCATTAGGCTTGCAGAGTATCCTGTCATCTCGTAGCTATTTGATTTGGAGCTTCCCCATAAGGTGCTTCCAACTCTGCTGTGCTTTGATCTTTCCGCTTTTTCGCCCTGCTCCGATCCTGTTTGATCTTTTGATTTTGACGCTCCTCCTGATGAGCCATCAGGTGACCACTTTCCAGATTCATCCCTTGGTTGCGAGGGATCAAAAAGCTCAACCTTTTTTGAATTGTAGGAGAACTGAATCACGGAGTTATTCTCCGTCACGAATCTTATTGAGTTGAGCAACAATCTTTCTGGCTCGGCTGTAGCCAGCGTCACCGCCCCATCCGTGCCAAGCCTGCCATCCTTTTCCTTTTTCGTTCCACGAGGAACCTTTTTTATCAACTTCGTGCCTGTCGAAAAACGCTTTCATTCTGCGCCAAGTGCGAGGAGAAAGGCTTTTTCTTCCGATAATATCCCTAGCCCTAGCAATTCCAACCTGTGTCATGCCCCTTTCGCTTGCTGGCTTTTCGGCACGAATACGCAAGGCAGACTTAGCCGCATCCACCATTCCATCGGAAGGCTTCAAATCAATATCGCTGATGGATTGCATTTCGATTGAATCCAAGATCATTTCAGCATCTTTTAGCGTGAACTTTCCATTATTGGCCGTCCTTCTTGCCCTGCTCGGAACCTCTTCTTGAACTACATCTTCTTGCACTTGCCCTGCTTGCTCTTCGGGCATTTGTGGCACTTGAGTTTGTGGCGGTGGCATGGCTGGCTTGAATGCCTCTGAAATAGATTCAACAGGCACTTCCATTTCCTTAGAAAGTTCTTGTGCATATTTTACTTCATAGGCTCTCTGGCGAAGAGCCTCCTCATAGTCCTCGCCTTTTGCTCCGTAGATTTCAGAAGCCGTGCGAAGTCCAGCCTTGAATTCTGATATGTTTGCCTGCGAGTCCCTGCCAACATCAATCGTGCTGTCGCTGGGATAAATCCACTTGCCTTTGGTAAAGCTGGTCGAGGGAGGAATTTTTCCACGAGAAATTCCGTCAGCAATAACAATGTTTTTGATCTTGTCAAAAAACCTGTCCTCGAAAATTCCCTGCCATCTTTTAAATGTGCGTGAGGCAAGAGCCATTTCAAGACGAACAGTTGGACCTCCCAGCTTGGAAAGATCATAGCAGAATCCAAATGGCAGGTTAAAGGCTAATGCTATCATGTGAACAATCAGATCAACATAGCCTTGAAACGCCGAGGAGGGACGATTGCTCTCAAACATTTTCATTTCAGAGCCAGTAGGTAGATAATTAATCTGTCCTTTGTTCATAGCCTCAATGTTCATTATGTTCCCATATGAATCAGTTTGAGATTGATTAAAATAAGAGGCGGGATCATCCGATGCGCCAGATGGATTGCTGATGGTCATGATTCGGTAGGCAGCATTTTTGACTGCCATATTTTCCGCATCCATAGTTTCGTGAAGGTCTTTGCAGTAGTTGATTACTGAGGCAAGGTGACTGCGCCCACGAACCTCATCCAGTCGAAGAGGATCATAAATGAAGAGCAGTGATTGGGCGGGAATGTCCTGCCAGTCCGTGTACCAGTTGCCCTGCGTTCTGCGGTAAATTTTATATGAGATAGCCCTTCCGTTTTCGTCAAAGTTAATTCCACCAATGTATGACTGAGAGGAGGTCGGATTGTCGTAGCTTCCACCGATTCGATCAGCCTCTACCGCTTGAATCCTGATGTCTGAATTTGGATCAACTTGTCCGTCTATGGAGTTTTCTCTTGTGATGACGAATCCAACATCCCCATCACGCAGGACTGAGCGCAATGCAAGATGAGAAAGACCATGAAAATTGTGACGACCAAAAAAGTCACAACGCTTACTCCAAGCCTGCCAATAATCCTCATAAGCTTGGTCAATCTCACGATTGCCAGTCCTAGACATATATCGAAAATTGCCAAGCGCATACTGCGAAAACTTTAAAAGAATTGATCGAATGATTGGATTGTTGTCCTCAAGCTCTCGAGCCGCTTTGATAAGCTCGATTCTTTCATAGGTTGCATTAAATCCTTCTCCTCCAGAAAGCGGGCGAGAAGGAAGCCTGTCCCTCATGGGGTAGGCACCAGCAAAACGAGATAATTCGTTTAACTTGCACTTATCGGCAAGACGCTTGGCTCCAAACTTTGGGCTTACAATGCTAAGAGCTTTTTCGAGTAGGTTTAGCTTTGGCATTATACTTCTTTGTTTTTAGCTTTTCTTCTGACAACTTCCCTTTTCATATGCGGGAACACCAGCCACAGGCTCGTAACCCTCCCAGCACCTTCCCTCCTTGGCTCCCATTTCCTCTGAAGTATTTTCCTTTTTTCTCGTAATATTGATATTGAACCCCAGCTTTTCAATGTATTGAAGCGCATCATCATAGTAGTGCGCCACAATATTTGTATCAGTTGTTGGGGGAATGTTTGTATTGACCTGATATGCCCTTGCGATTGCTTCCTTTGGCTCCTTCAAGAGCTCTGCTTTTACAGCATAGAACTCATCAGCCTTATCTTTGTTTGCGGGATGCTCGGGATGCGTAATTTCATGCGACAAAACCATTAAACGCTTGAATTTAGCGATGGCTGAACTTGCATCGTCCATCTCCAAGATTTCGATTGCTTTGCTGAGTAGGTCTAGGATTTTCATATTAAACAAGGGTTAGAAGATATTTCAGCCTATTCACATCTCCGAGAATCGTATCCCGAATATTCAATAGGTCGGTATCTTTGGTTGCGTCAATTAGTGAGGGAAGCTTGTTGCTAAGAAATTCAATGAACTTATCGGAGTAGGCAATACCGCTACCATCCATAAGGTTTTCCATGGTTATGCCAAAGCTTTTATCTGAGATAATGCGTCCATACTTTCCGAAGTAAGTTTCAAGAAAATCATCAATAGATTCGTCAAGTTTTTCGTAAATTACGCCAAAAGACTTGTGCTGGGAAAAGCTTTTGGTCTGCCAATGAAAGATTCGGTACTGGTTCTGGGCTTGAACAAGAGTGGTTAAAAGCTCTACACCACCAGAAGTCTTGGGTTGAGAAGGCTCTTCCACTTGCAAATTTGTAGCCAGCTTATCTATTTTTTCAATGATTTTATTGATATTGCTCATAATTATCGCTTATTATATTAAATTCTGGTTCCTCTGGAGTAGTCGGGAAATGTTCTGTTGATTCTTGATCTTGGGCCACTTAGCCTGTTGATCGCCGCAGTACATTCCATAACTGTATTTTGCAACTCTTGTAGGTTTGCTCTTGTAAGTTGCCTTCCCCCAATGCTATATGATGCGCCAGTTTTAAGGATTGCTTCAATAGCGTTCAAGGTATCGGTTCGGATTTGTGTAACCGTAGCCAGATCCAAACCATAGTAAATGCCCTGAACGGCCATGCTATTTATATAGCTGTCAACTTAATCATCGCTATCTTTTGGCAATTTCCAGATAGCACAATTTTTGTCTAGCTTACATGACATGAGCATAATCTTACAATAAATCCCATAACCAAGCCCTGTTTTCATCATAAAGTATGAAAATTTATCCCCAATGTGATATAAAATCCAAGCTAGTGCAAGCTTCATGCAGGCTCCAGTTCTATCTTTGCACTCTTTGATTCGTCTAGCTTTTCCTCTGCATAGGCATCTTGAGGAACAGGCATACATCCAGAAAGCATTGCACCCACAAGATTCATGCACTCACAATCTCTAAGATGGTTGTCCTTTTTGAGTCGATGCCAGATAAGCCTAGTTCTGCCTGTAATTGGATTATACTTAGGCCTTTTTACCTCTGCATTCATGTGATTGTGCCACTCGTCAGGGCAGTCTGCGGGAATTTCCCACTTCCCCATTTTCCCAACACGAAGCATTTGAATCATATCCTTGATGGTTGGATTAGACCACCTAATAACAGGACATCTTGGCCTAATAAGGCCTTCGGATTGAGCATTCCTTCCAGTCCCAGATAGAGGATCGCCCCATTGTAGCGATGAGTAAGGCCTGTTAATGCGTGTTTTTCCGCTTGTGTGTGCAAATAAAACTGAATCGCTGCCAAGCAAGCAAGTCCAGCCGTAGCGACAGGCCTGATAATAAACATCCCTCGTCTGATCCCCTGAGTCAACAAAAACCATTTTACTATCAATTTTCCAGTCTAGTTGCAGGGCTCTAAGCGAATCCCATGCTTCAAGCCTTCCACACCATTCCAGTTTTGAAGTTCCATCGTTTTTCCATGCACGAATCACCACCCACATATGAAATCCTCCAGCCTCTTGAATGTCAGCAGAGATGATTCTTTTTTCCGCTTCTTCCCACTTTTCGCCAAGCCTATACTGCGATGCTCCAACCTTGACTGGCTCTTCCTCGTTATTTTCTACCCACGGCTGGGCAAGCACAGAATTAACAAAGTCTTGTAATCCCATAATGCTTTTTTTGTCGTTTATAAATTTTACGGCAAGCTTTCCAAATGTTTCCCAAGGGCTATATAGCCCAGATAGGTGATAGCTTTTAATGTTTGGTTCAGGATTTGGATTGGCTGGTTTCCACTTTCCCATTCTAAGCATTTTGGTTTTGTGTCCGTCAGTTATCTTTCCCTTGCAAGATGGGCATTCGTAGTAAGCAGATGCCCTAACTTTTTCATTGTCCCACTCGCCGTCCTCGTTTCTTGCCTCCTGACTCCATTTTACATTAGTCCATGTAAGAATCTGCATATCCCCACAAAAGGGACATGGAACATGATAATATCTTTGATCTCCACGAAGAAATGACTGCCAGATGTATCCAAATTCGGTTGTTGGCGTTGATGTCTGAATGGTTAGGGAAAGCGGGTAGGTTCTGGTTCTTGCTTCCGCAAGCTGAATAGCCCCAGCTTCTTTTGATGATGCTTCTGCAAATTTATCAGTTTCGTCACAAATTAGCAAGCCTACACTA